CGGCCCCATCACGGGGCGGGTTGCGACCCCCTCTCGGGGTCGACTACTTGGCGGCGCGCTTGTAGCCGTCGACTTCCAACTCCGGGACGGACCTGGCGTCGACGAGACAGCGCTGCCCCGACTTCGGGTGGATCACGTACGCGTACCCGGCGGGCGCTTCCCCGTCGTCGGCCTTGTCGGCATCCGACACGTCGACGTTCACGGGCGGCGTGTTGTCCGGCACCTCGTCGAGCGAGCCGACACCGTCGGAACGAAGCAGCGTCGGCGTCACCGGCGGGGCGTCATCGTCGCCGCCGATCGTCTCGACGTCGGACGATTCGTCCTTGGCAGCGGTCTTGGTGGCGGTGGGCTTCGGGTCGGCCGGCTTGGCGGCGGCCTTCTTCGTCGGTGCCATCGTGGTTCTCCTCAGTTGTCTCGGTAGACGGGTTCCGCACTGCAAGAGCACCCGTCGTGGGCGTGGAAGTCGACCGAGTCGGCGCCATACACGGCGCCCCGGCCGGCCAGCATCGAACAGAACTCGCAGGCGGCACCCGAGGTGACTCGCCGCCAACCGCGGGCGTCACGATCAGCGCGAACCGACGAAGTGAGCGTTTCGCGGCCACCGTTGAGCGCGTGTCGCATCGCGGCCGCCGACGAACGGGCCTCGGCGACCGGCATCGCGTCCACCGGTCGGACACCTCGACGGATCGCCGCCTTGACGGACGCCGGCCCGGTGACGGCGAGCGACGTAGTGACGGCACGGGCAGAGGCAGCTTCGCCGAGCACGACCGGGGCGGGGGAGGCAGTCGGGCCGAGCTCGAGCGACTTGAACGTTTGCAGGTAGTTAGCGGCGAGACGGGCCGAGGCGGATCGTTGGCCGGAGATCACGATGGACGCCGCCCGATACCACCGCTCGAACGTCCCGTCGAGATCGGCGGGGTTGAGGAGCGGCCACACGGACCGCATCGTCATCACCACGTTCGCACCGAGACGGGCCTGTGCGAGCCGATGAGCTTCCGTCAGGCGGCGACCCTCGGCGGTCGCAGCCATCAGCCGCCATCCTCGGGCATCGGAGACGTCTGGCCGCCGGCCAGTTCCCGCATCAACGCTTCGATCCCGCCGCCACGCTCCGCGATCGCCTTCGCCCGGTCGACGTCCTGGTCGGTCCAACCGGGGATCTTCTCCCACAGCACCTCGACGGGAACGCCGAGCATCGTCGCGATCTTCCCGAGGGCGTCCGCCGCCTGAGCGAGCGAACGAATCTCCGTGTCGCGCCAACGCACCTGCGCCGAATAGTCACGGGCGGCGTCGATATCGCCCATCACCCACGACGCCAGCCGTAGCGTCTGCTCCCACGACTCGCCGAGGCCGTGCTTGCGTTCCTCCACCTTCGCAGTCAGCGACGCACGGGCCATCGCCAGAGCGTCCGCCGACAGGTTCACCATGTCGCCGAGCAGTTCGTGGGCTGGCGTCTGTGATACGGCGGCCAGGTTCATGATGTCGGCCTTCGTCGCCGCGATGAACCCGTCCAACGGCGTCGCCGGCAGGTGACCGAACTCGACTCCTTCCTCGCCGACGAGCAGATCCTCCACCTTGAGACGGAGCCGGGTCGCGGCCGCCTCTGCTTCGCTCTCCGGCTTGTCGAGGCCGGACACGGTCCGAACGATCCACGACGCGAACCGCTGCACCACCAGCCGATCGAACACCGTCTGATCGATGCGGCCGGCGACCGGGATGAACGGCTCCACCTCGCCGTCCGCGCGACCCTCGAGGTCGAGCGAGTTGGAGAACCTGACGATCGGGCACACGTTCACGTCGTGCAGCCGCGACTCGACCCACGTAAAGGTGTCACCGCTGGCGTCGCCCTGCAAGAAGTAGATGCTGGTGTCGTCGTAGACCCGCAGGGCGTAACCCATCGACCCGTTCACCCGGGCCGGTTCCGCCTGCAACGCCAGATGCGGCCAGTCGTCCCGCTCCGGTTCGTCGTAGAACGCCATCATGCGCCGCGGCGAATGGCCGCGAATCACCGGCATCTCCTCGTCGAAGTCGTCGACCCCCGGCAGAACCGACGTGTACGACAGCCCGTAGGCGGTCGCCGCACGGTGAACGGCGATCTGGCGGCCGTCCATCCCGTTCGCCTGCCACCACCGCCACGCCGACGCGTCGGCTTCGGCGTCAGCCCGTCGATACCCCTCCACGTACAGCGACTGGGCCACCGATGTCACGACGAGCCCGAGCCAGGGCGTCTGAGCTCGCGCCGACAACTCCTTGTACTCCGACGTCGAGTGACGGGGCTGGTGCGGCCGGTCGTGATCCCACCGGTACCACCGGTCGATCCGATCCAGCTTGTCCTTCTCGGCGGTGAACGCCGGCCACAGAACCGATCGGACGATGCCGAGCGTCTCCTTCTGACTCATCGGCACCAGCGCATCACCTCCCTCACCACACACGCCCCGAACGCTTCTTCTTCGGCGGTGCCGCCAGCACCATCCGCCGCACCATCCGCGCCCCGATCAGACACACCGCCGCGTCGATCTTGAGCGGCGAGTTCGGAGACTCCTTGCGGACCGTCAACGCGTCCCGATACCAGGTCCGTCGACAGTTCCCGAGATGACGCCCCATCGCCGCAAACGAACGAGCCGACGATGCTGAACCGTCCGCCGTTCCCGTCGTGAACTCGCCATCGATGATCTCCTGCAACACCATCTCAGCCGCCTTCGCGAACTCGTAGGCGTGGCTCCGCATATCCCACGCGATCGGTTCCGCCGGACGCCCCGACGGCACCGCCAACACCTCGAGCTGATCGCCGTACCGCTCCGGCCACGTGATCTTGACGAACGACTCCCACTCCCGAACATCAGCAAAGAACGCGGCGACATCGAACCTGGCAAACGCCGAGATCACCGCCGCGTCGACCTCGGACACATCGACGACGGACAGGTCGTCGTTCGGGTCCGGCTCCCACACGCCGAGCGGAAACGTGTGACCATCCTCGATCCGGCACGCCACCAACGCGGTCGCATCCCGCGACTTCGACCCATCGAAGAACAGCGCCACCCGATCCCCGTCGACGACAGGGAACTCCGGGTGAGACAGCAGCGCCACCTGCTCAGACGTCACCCACGCCTCACGGTCAGCGGTCGGACGATTCAGGTACTTGCGGATCGAGTCGTCAGGCTTGGCGGACGCCCGCCAGATCCGCTGTAGCACGTTCTCCAGGTCGACCCACGGCGACCCCTCGTAGCAATGCTCAAGCGCCGCCATGAGCGAAGCGCGGTCCGCCATGTTTGTGTCGGGCGGCGCCACCCGAGCGTCGTAGAGGATTCGCTGGTCGGCCTTCGACCGGCCCTCCTCCTGGGCCACCCAGTCATCCCACGTCGCCTCAGCGACCGACCCCGCGCCCGGCTTCCACGCGTTGGCCGTGTGAACCATCCGACCGCCGGTCTTCGTCAAGTTGTCGAGCACCGTCGCGTTGAGCTCGTGGCCCTGATTCGTCGTCGTCCAATGCTCCGGCTCGTCACCAACCGCGAACGTCGACTGGGCACCCTCAGCCGCCGTGAACGACGACGTGATGACCTCAAGCGTCCCTTCCGGCTGCCGGTAGAACTGCGTCTTCCCGACGTCGATGTCGTACCGCTTCGCGAGCGGCCCACCCTTCGGGCAGAACGCCCGGACGTAGCGCATCGTGTTCTTCGTCTGCGACTCGGCCGCCGCCACGATCTGCACCAACGGCATCGCCGTCGGTTTCCCGACCGCTCCGCCGACCACCCGGTCATCGAACCGATCGAGGCGTGCCGGCCCCAGGAACTCGAACAGGGCGAGCGCCGCCGCGAACGGAGATTTGCCCTTGCCCTTCGACTGGCGGCGAACACCGAGGTTGAACAGCCAGCGGCCGTCGTCATCGAGGGCGTAGAACCACAGCAGGAAGTCGACTTGATCGGTGGCGGGGCGGAACGGCTGGCCGACGGTCGGTCCGTCCGGCTGGATCAGGTTCGCCCGCATCCAATCAACCGCACCAACGCCGAGGGTTCGGATCGAACCGTCCAGCGGAAACGGCGGCATCGTCACCAACCGTTCGGTCGGAGCGATCGTCCGTTCAGCGACGACAGCGCTCATCTGTCGCCTCCTCGGGGGTCAGCCGCTCAGCGACTCCTTCCATGACGCCAACGACGTCACCGAGCTCTGCGGCTCATCCTCGGGCGGCGACGGGCGTTGCAACTCGATCGCGGCCCGCCTGCGATCGCCCTCTGTCGCCAGCAGCGCGGTGTTCAGCTTCAACCAGTTCGCGACCGTCGCCGCCTTCACCGCCCCGTCAGCGAGCAGCTCGCAGTTCATCAGGTCCGCCATCAGCCAAGCGCTCGACCAGTCGGCTGCCGAGTACCAGCCGGACTGTCCCGACCGCCCGAGCGAGTCGTACCACTGCTTGATCGCGTGCTCCCACTTGCCGGGGGGTGGTGGATCGGCCGGGATCGCCTCGCCGGCTCGGACACCTCCACGCTTCTCGGCCTGCGTCGGGTTGCGGCGACGGCGCTGATCCGACCGCTTCGGTGGCCGTCCGGGCTGGCCCTTCACTCCCGCCATAGCGA